CAATCGGAGCCTACCATGAACCGCGCGGCATTCTTCGCCAGCGTGAGAGCGAAGCCGTTCGGCGGATCGCTTTCGCAAGCTCAGGTGGAGGGGATGGACGCCATTCTCTCCGCCGCATCGGCCTATGGCGTCAAGGACGTTCGTCACCTCGCCTATGCGCTGGCAACCGCCTACCACGAGACGGCGCGCACAATGCAGCCGATCAAGGAATATGGCGGCACGGCCTATTTCACGCGCATGTACGACGTGAAGGGCGAGCGCCCCGAGCTTGCCCGGAAGATGGGGAACACAGTTCCGGGCGACGGGCCGCGCTATTGCGGGCGGGGCTACGTGCAGCTGACGTGGCGCGTCAATTATGAGCGCGCCGGCAAGGAAATCGGCGCTGACCTCGTGGCATCGCCCGACCTCGCCATGACGCCCGAGAATGCCGCCCGAATTATGTTCGCCGGCATGGAGGAGGGCTGGTTCACCGGCAAGAAGCTGGCGGACTATTTCAGCGCCTCCAAGGATGACCCGGTGCAGGCGCGCCGCATCATCAACGGCACCGACAAGGCCAGCACCATCGCCGGCTATCACGCCAGCTTCCTCGCCGCGCTCAACGCCGCCGGATGGGATGGCGTTGCCGATCACCCGCGCGAGACAACGCCCGTTGCGCCTTACGAACCGGCCCCTGTGCAAGACAATGACACCGCTCCGGCTGTCTCGTTCTGGGCTGCCGTCTTTTCAGCCATCTCCGCGCTTTTCAAAGGAGCCGCCAAATGATCCCGATCAACATCATAGGGGCCATCACTGGCGCCCTCAGCGGCGCCACCGGCGGCAAGCTGTCCTTGGACCGCGTGGTCACCGAGGCCGTCGCCAAGGCCGCCCAGAGCCCCGCCAACGGGCTGCGCAACCAGGACGTGGTTGCGGTCGCGGATGCCGTCCGCGATGCCATGCCGAAGCCGCAGGCCATGGAAAGCCTGTGGCCGCAGATCGCGCGTCAGGGGCTGGTGTTCCTCGGTGGCTTCGTGGTCGCCAAGGGCTGGGTGCGGGCGGAAGATTGGGCCATCCTGTCCGGCGCCGTGATCGCCATCGGCCCGGTGCTGTACCGGATCGTCTCCACCCTTCGCGCTCGCGCTGCTGCGAAGGGCTGACGGCCGATGCAGAATGACATCACCGAAAGCGTCATCATTTCGATATCGCCGGAGGAGCTTGAGGCGCGCATGTTACGGGCCGCCAAGCGGGCCTTGGACGATGCCGGCCTGTCCCTAGAGGACAAGGAAGACCGGGCCGAAGCCCGCGAGGATTTCCGTTTCCTGCGCCGTTTGCGCAAGGCGGTAGACGGCGTGGCAGCCAAGATCGGCTACGCGGTCATTGCCGTGGTCACCGGGGGCTTCCTGCTTGCCCTCTGGACCGGCATTCGCACGCACATCCTTAAGCAATGACATGCCGAACGAACGCGCCGCCTATGACGCGCCTACCGGTCTGCTGATCATCTCCGGCCCCGGATGGGATGGCATCGGCACGCCTGACCAGTGGGAGGAGCGCGCCCGCTTCATCCTGCGCGAGGTGCGCCGATTGCGGGATGCCGCGCAGCCGGCCGGACCTGTGCATTTCCTGCACGAGTTGGAACGCCAAGGCATCTGAGATTCGCGCGACCGCGCGGATGGCCGCCGGGACCGATCCCGGCATTCTGCGGTGTGCGCCTCGTCCGGGCGCGCTCGAATTGACCCCAAGACTTGCCCCGCCGTCCCAAAGGGCGCGCGGGGCTTTTTCGTTCTGGGGCCTCCTAGAACGGCACGGCCCATTCCTCGCCGCGCTCCTTGGCTCGCTTCAGGCTTTCCAGCGTCAGGCGCGCCACACTAGCCGCGCGCTCGTCGTTCGCCCACTCTGCATCCGACAGCGCCCGGCTGGCGTCGCGTATTGCTGTGCAGAGGGGCAGGACGCCGTGGGTGGTCGGCTGCATGGTCAGGTCTCCGGGGTGGCGCCGATAACGTCGAACAGGGCGGCGCGGGCTTTGCGGCTCGCCTTTGCTGCGGCGTTCTGGCAATTCACAAAGGCATACTGCGGCGTGCCGGACGACGCGCCTATTAGCATATGATGCATTTCATCAGCCCGATTTTGCCATTTGATCGCGCGGTAAAACGCTGATCTTTTTGCAGGCGGAGGCTCCGTCATCGCGCGCAGTCTCATCCCCTCACTCCTTCTCGCCAAGGGCGGCGCGGCCTGATTCCGTGGCGTAGACAGTATGGAAGGTGAAGGAAAAAGGCGCTCGCGAGTCTATAAGCCCGGCCCTAGAAAGCCATGTCCACGGCGTCGAATTGCCAAGCCCTCGGCTAAGTTCATAGCAGGCCGGGCGCCCCGCATCATTCTCGGCAACAATATGCTCCAAAACACTGCGGCGCTGCACCGTCAGCCTCACCTTACCCGTCATTTCTCGTCTCCTGTTCGCTGCGGGTGGGGGCCTATCCCAACGTTGATGGCCTCGCATCTCGCCAGCGCCGCTCTCAGTCTCTCCACCTCCGCCTCTGCGCGGTCGGCGCGGGAGCGCTCCTCTGCAATTGTGACCATGGATGCCGAGCACTCGTCATTGAGCGCGAGGCAGTCTAGCGCCAGCCCCTGCGCCTTCTTGGTCAGCCGCTCGATTTCGTCGGCGGCTTCGCGCACCAGATCGCGCGTGTGGGTCTCGTAAGCCGAAATCAGCACGCTTGATTCCTGCCGCAGCCGCTGCACCAGATCGGTCATCGCGCGGGCTCCTGGGAGTCGATGTTCTGCTGGTGGACGGTGAAGGTGTAGGCGGCAACCCACGGGTTGGCCTCCCACGAGCCGGGGCCGTTGATGGCGTCCCAGAGCGTGCGGTAGCTGTCGCGCGCGGAGACGCAGCATTGTGTCGCGGGCATCAGGTAGTCCTGCCAACCATCCGTGTCGTGCTCGACCCCCTCCGCAACCGCATCTTCCTCGCTGATCTCCTGCAACCGCTGCACCCGCACGTCGGTGACGATCAGCGTCAGGCGCATGCTCGACTGATCAGGCGCATCCTGCTCGACTAGATCCGGGCGCCCGGTCGCGCAAATCTGCTGAATCGAGGACTGCCGAACGCCGAGGATTCTGGCAGCATGGCGCTGAGAATAGAGCCCACGCTCATAGCCCCATTTCAGGTGCTCGCGCTCCGCGTCGGTGAACTTGGCAGCGTGGTGCTTCTCACCCTCGCATCCGTTGCCGTGGGCTTTCCGGTCGCGCCAATTGTCGGATTGGGTGCCCCAACATAGATTGGCGGCGCATCCGTTCTTCCGGTCTCCATCGATATGACGGGCCTGATGCGCCTTGCTGGGCCGGGGGCCGTGAAAAGCCTCGCAAGTGAGCGTATGCGCGTTTGTCGTGCGTCGATTACCGGCGCTGCAAAGCGTGATTGCGGGGTATCCGCGGCTTGTCGGCGACGGTATGAGGCGGCTCCATTCGCCCCCTTTGCGCGAATAGACAATCCCGCTGATGCCGACGCAGTAATCAGGGTATCCGGGTATCTCCATCGCCGGGTCAAGCCGGTCGCCGGGCTGGATGCGCGGGACGATCTCGAACAGCCCGCACATATGCTCCTGAGGCTTCCGATCATATAGACCGCCGCCCCAAGCCTCGAATATTCTGCGGACTGGCGTACGCTGCTCAACCGGAAGCCAGCTTTCATTGCCGAGCATGTAGTTGATACCGCACTCCTTGGGCGGCTGCTGCTTGATCACCCGCCGCGTCTGCGTCTTCGTGCCGGCGAGGAGAGCGCGCACCATGGGCGCGCTGAACAAGATCGGCCTGTCGGCCATGCCATCACCCAATCGGTAAGCCGCTCGCCCGGAACGGTCCGTGAACGGCGCTGTGTCTGATTTGTGCCGCTCGAAGCATCGCAGCTTTGCCGCGACTTCGGAAGGCAGTCGAAGTGCTGTCGTCACCACAGATCCTCCGAATAGAGCTGCTCCGCGTTCCCGTGCTTCTCGAAGGTCTGGCCGGCCTCCTTCACGATCCGCAGGCCATCCTCGCGCCCGACGAAGCGACCGTGTGAGGTGGTGAAGCCTTGCTCCTCGCCGCGCTGGCCGGGGTTGATGCGCAGAAGCGACATGGTGGCGAACAGGTGGTGATGCCGGTACGGCCTCGGCAGGGCGATCATGCTGCCGTCCTTGAACAGCAGCGCCACGCCCGTGACCGTCTCGGCCGCCTCGTCCATGCTGTGCTTGCCGGTCATGGGGTGGGGTCCTCCACGAACAGATCGTCTTGGCCGGCTTTCCGATGCCGCGTCTTGCTGGCATTGACCGCCCGGCGCGGCGCGTCCCACATGTTGTGGCACCGCTGGCATAGCGCGCGGCACCGCTCGGGATCGGCGTGCGTCTCGTCCCAATCCATATGCGCGATGGTGAGCACCACGCGCCCGCCCGTGCGCGGATGCGGCTCGCCATTGACGGCCCGGCATTCCGGGTTCTGGGGCGTGCCTTCGCAGCGGTTGCCGGCGCGTTCCAGAAGCGAGGCGCGGAAGGCCAGCCACACAGGCGACCGGATCGAGCCGCCGGGGTATCGCTTCATCTTCTCAGCCGATATCGGCATCACACCCCCTCCGTAGCGGAGAGGGAGGGAGGGGCGGGGAGCCTGATGGTCGTTTCAAAGGGGTTCTGCACCCCGTTCGCCACGTGCGGCCCGAACGTTTGCATCAGGTGCCACAACTGCCACTTAGACCAGCCGTCCGCGTCCTCTTTCGGCAGCGTCGAGCGGCCGCGAAGGCTAGGATAAAGCTCGCCCCACTTGGCATCGTCCTTGCGGATAATTTCCCGCCCGTGTTCAGTCAGCCGAACAAGCACGTATTCGTTCACGTTGAACGATCCTGCCGGCCTGCACGCCTCCTCGATCAGAGGGAGCGCGGCGGTAAGGGCGGCGTCTGCTTTGCGCATCGACGCATGGCTCGGAAAAGGCGCCCCGCTGATCGCCCTCGCCATCGCCTCGCGCACCTTGGCGCGGGTCGCGTCATCGATCATTGGGGCCTCCTTTGAGGGCGGCGCGGCGCAAAACAACCATCGCGGTCAGGGATGCAACGAGGAAGGCGATAAGTAGGAAGTCCCAAACGTTGAACGTCATCTCTCGCACCATCCTGTCGAGCAGCCGAGCAAATCTTCCTCTGTATCAGGGCTGTACTTCCCGCGCTCACTATTTGCCCAGCGGACAACCTCCCGGATGCCCTTCGCGCCCATGTGCCGCTTTGCCCGAAAGATTGGCTTCCCGATCTCGTTTTCCAACGCTTCCATTATGAGTACATCGTCTTCCGTCCAGAGCCGCATGTCTTCGCGGTTGCTGTTGATGCATTTGCACTCGCGCGACCGGTGCGGCAGCGGCTCAATGCCCGCGCGGCGCAACAGGGCGTCGCGAGCCTCACTATCCCAATGCACCATCGGCGCGAGCATCAACCGGCCGCCGTGATTATCGCTGCGGACCAAGTATTCGGGGAATTGAGCGCGGCTGTCGTCGGGGCTATTTGCCTCGTCGCGCCTGGCACCGATCAGGCACACAGCAGACTTGTGCGGGTCATGATCTTCCAGCCAACGCATGCCCGGTTCAATTTTGAGGCGATAGCTGCACCACTGATAGCGCTGAGTTGGAAAGCCCTTTTTCTCACGCGCAAGATCGGCAAACCCAATGCTGTTCGTGCGATAGGTCCAGAAGCCCAGCGATTGTGCCCACGCCTCCTTTTCTTCGACACGCTGGCGCCAGTCTGCCGTTGCCCACCCGGTGTCGGAATAGACGACGGCGACACCCTCAAGCTGCCATTCGTGCGCCCATTGGATCAGCGCACAGCTATCGTTGCCGTAGCTGGCAAATATCACAAAGCGGATGTTTCTCACCTCACCCATTGTCCTTGCCTCCTAGGGCGCGGATGGCGGCTTCCATGGCCTCCAACGGCGTGTTGGCTCTGGCAACTACCCGAACTTCGCGGTCATTGATGCCGCCGCGCTCTTGGTAGACGGTCCATAGGTCCGGGTTGTCGTCTTCGGCATAAATGCGCCCGTCGAACGACAGGCTAAGTCCGCGCCGGCTTGCGAACGCACGGTTCATCTCCTCCAGCGCGGCCGCGCGGGCGTCAGAGGGAGAGGGTGGGGCGAGGTAGAGGGGATCGACCTCGCGAACCGCAGGGCCGATGTGCTCGGGCGCTTCTTCGTCGGGAAACCGAGAGCGCAAGTATTGCTGATACGCTCGGACAAGACTTGTCATTTTCGCGACGCGCTCGCGCTCTGTGGCAAGCGCGGCTTCGGCGGCTGTGGCGCGCTCGTCAGCGGCCTCGCGCCATTCACTGGTTATCTTCTGTATTCCCCAGACCACTGTTTTCTCCGACGCAAGGCGGTCCCGCTCCTCCCGCAGCGCCGCGCACTGGACTGCGAGGGCGGTGATGGCGTCGGCGGCGGCGTCACCGTCTCGGTTGGGCCTAGCTGCCTCTTGGTAATCTATGCCGTCGTAGTATCGCCGCCCCGGCTCCCGCAGCCTCTTCACCACCCCCGCCACATCGGGCCGGGCTGACAGGACGGCGGAGAGCATGGCGCGGGCGGCCTTGGTGCCGACCGTCACCGCAAGATACGACGGCCCTTGCGCCACGTAGGCTTGGGAAAACCCTCGCGAGCCGATAACCGAAATGGCAACGTCACGCCCGATGCGATCCGGGTCCAGCCCGGCCGCGCCTGTGCCTGTGTCAGTCATGGGAGGAGCCTTTCGGAAGCCTACCGGCCAGCACGCAGCCGACCACGAAGGCAAAAATCATGAGGCCGATGACGGCAACTGCCGTGGCAATGAGGATCTTGATGTCGTCAGGGGTCATGGCTCTTGCCTCATCACTCGGTAGAGCGCGCAAGTCGCTGTCATGCCGGCAAAAACGGCCTGCATCATTGCCCCAGACCAGCCGAAGAAATGTCCGCCTATGCGAGCGGCTATCCAGAAGATCGCGAGCACGAACAGCGTTCGGATAAGCGCCTCCATCTCACGCCCCTCCCGCAACGCAGGCGAAGCCGATCACCGTGAAGATGAAGGCCCAGCCGACTGCCTGCGCGATGACGTTGGTGACGTACTGGAGCCGGGTCATTTTGACGCCTCCCGTTTTGCCGAGCCCGCCAGTTGGCGAAGACAGTGCAGCGCCTCGGCAAGAGCCGCAGCGGCATATCCGTGCATCGCCGCGTCCTGCGAGTGCCCCGCCGATCTGGCAAGGCGCAGAAGCTCATTCTCGGCCTGCCAGATTGCCTCAACAGAGGACGTGGCGTCGTTGAGGGCATCTTCCTTCGCCGCAGCCAGAAGCTTGCCAAGCGACATGTCGTGCATCTCGCTCATTTCCCCGCCTCCCGTACCTTGGCGAGGACGGCGCGGGACTTGTAGGCGTCATACATGTTGATGAATGTGCAGGCCGGGCATTCAACAAGATCGCGGATCGGGTCGCCAGTCAGCGGCCCTGTTGCATAGCAATCGTTGGGTGCATAGTGATCGCCTATGGCGCGCCGGCCCTCTTCAATCACAGCCACCATCTCCCCGAACAGCGCGTCTCGGTTGAGGGCAAGCGCGACGCCGGCCAGCGATTCCTCAGGGTCACCAACCCAGTCGGTCACCTGAAGCGCCGGGAAGTTCACGCTGTACGTTGTCGAGCCGTCCGCATTCTTCTTGCCGCCGGGGCTGGGGTCATATCGCAGCACCCACGGCGGGGTGTAATTTTGGTTGTTCTCGACGGTCCATTGGGGGAGCGGAGTGCTCATGTGCGGGGCTCCTGTGACGCGCCAAGCTCGCGGAGGCGATCAACGGTCAGCCGGGGAATGGCTTCCAGCGCGGCGGCGGTGCGCCGGCGAGCCTTGTCTTCGTCCGCGACTGCTTGGTGATAGGCGCCGATCAGCGCCCGGTTTTCCGGCGTTACTTCAGCGATGCTGGTAACCAGAGTCTTTTTCCGACGACCTTTGACGTCTTCGCCTCGGAATTTCGTTTTGCCCTCTTCAAGAATCCAGACTGATTTCCCATCCGCGTCGACCATCAAGCACTTGACGATCTTCTGCTCTTTCGAGAGCCGGTCGATTTCGAAGACCTTGACGTCGACCCGCCGCGCCTCCGCGTCGATCTTGTTGATCTTCGTCTTGAGGATAGAAAGGGTCTTCGCCTCCGCTTCCAGCGCCCAGCAGCGCCAAACGTCTTCGTTCTCCGAGTAGGTGATCGTGTGGCCGTTGTGTTCGATCTTGATCTCGCCCATCACTCCCTCCCCGCCAGATACTCGTCGGAGTCGTGGAAGGCTTCCGGCTCGGGCTCGGGGGCCGAAGACAGCGACATGAGCCACATGGGAAAGCCGGCGAAGATCTCGCGCGAGGCGACGCCAGCGGCGAAGGCCAGTACAAGCCAGAGGGTGCTCATTTGCCCGGCTCCTGCTTGCGAGCGGGGATTAAGGCGTCGGCCCAGCCGCCATGCTTCGCTATGACGGCAAGGGCGCGGTCAACGGGAACGTATCCGTATAATTGCTCGTCCCCGCACCTCTCGCCTTTTTCGCCCAGATCAGAATCGGGAGGGCACAAAACCTCGACATGCGAGTATCCGTACTCGGAGAAGTCATCTCGCGGGTGTGAATAAGCACCAAAATGCCCCTGCACGCTGATAGTGAACCCATCGGCGCAAATAATGCGCGGGAATATCGTGCTTGACGCACCAGTATATCTCCGGGCGCAGAAATTGCCGCACCATGACGCCTCCCATTTATCCTGAAAATCTTCAGGGTAGAACTGGCGAAAATAGGCATTGATTGCGTCTTTCATCATGCCTTCGCTCATCTCGGGGTGCTCCAGAAAACGTTCAGCGCAGCGGCTACGGCGATCAGCAGGGCGAGCCAGCAGACGCGCTTTACCCGCAGGTATTGGGGATCGGTGCTTTCGGGGTGGGGGCTCATGGGGCGCCCTCGGCACGGGCGATGGCGGCGCGGATCTTCCGCCAAACCGCCAACGTGTCTTCTGTGAGTGTGAGAAGCCCACCAAGAGCCGAAGCGGCGCCGTCCGGTCCATCCGGGAAGGCGTCGGTCCAAAAGTCGTCAATGGCTTTCAGCGCCGATAGCATGTCAGGCGCCGCCGCTATGAGGCGGGCGTTGGCCTCGCCCTCGGCAGAGGTTGGCAGCGATATCGCCGCCCATCGAGTGACAGACCGAATTCCTCCGGGTCCACAAGAGCCATTGGGGGCGTCGATCTGATACGGGTAGCCACGGCTGCTTCGCGCGATAGTCCAAGGCCCCGGCGTGTGCTTTGCGCTCATCGCTCACTCCGCCGCGTTAGGATAGGGGTGCAGCGTCGGCCGGCGGCGGAACGTCTCGCCGGGCTCAAGCGGGCGGTCGGCTTCCGCGTCGCGCGCTTCTTCCGCGTCGGTGATGATCGAGACCAAATCCTCGCGCATGGCGTCGAGGCATTCGGCGGAATGGGTGTCGAACTCGGCTTCATCAAACTGCGGGCAGGAAACCGCCACCCGGCTGGAGAAGGTGCGGAGCTTGAGACGCAGCGCCTCGATGTCGGCGGCAAGCTCGGTGCTCAGGGCCTTGGCGTCGAAGGTGGGCATGTCTCGCTCCATCGAAGAAAGGCGCCCGGCGGGAGGGGGGGGTCTGGGGGAGTGGCCCGCCGGGCGATCAGCGATCAGCTGATGGAGATATGTGTAACGCAGCTTGCGACGGGGCGCAATAGAAAAAGACACCCATCTCGTGACATTTTTTTGTTGCGGAACTCCGGGCTCGGCGCTACAGCTACCTTATGAGCAAATCACATCCCCTCATCGCTTACGCCAAGAAGTCTGGCAAGACGGTTACGCGGATAGCGCGGGAAGCGTCTTGCAGCCGGCAGACGCTTTATCGCGTAATGTCCGGCGAGCAAAACCCAACGCTGGCGCTGCTTGTACGCATCAGCGCCGCGACCAACGGCGCCGTGACGCCGAATGACTTCCTTCCCCGCCCTGTCGAGCAGGGGGCGGCGTGATGGGCGACCGCAAGCTCGGGCATCTTTCGCCTCAAGAGTTCCAAGCTGTTATTGGCGACCGCCGCCGGGCGCGAATGGAGAAGATCGACAGTCTCCACCCCGATTTACGGGTCTGTGTCCATGACTACGGCTTCACGGTAGTCGATGCCTTCATGCGCCTAGGCGTCACCAAGGCTAAGCACGTTCGACATCTTGTCGAATGCGTTCTTGACGAGTTCAGCCCCACGCGGGGATCTTGCTCCGCGCAGGGCATCCGAGAGCGCGTCGATGGGAGGTCACTGCCATGACCCTCTCACCGCCCGAATACCGCGACTGCCCACGCCGCAAGGAGTGCAACCCCGATGCTTGATCGCACCAGCCCCGAAACTGAAAGCGTCGCCGGCTTCGCTGCCGAACACCTCAAGTCGTTCATCGAACGCTTGGAGCGGATGGACGAGGAAATCAAGGCGCTGAACGAGGACAAGCGCGACATCTACGCCGAAGCCAAGGGCGCCGGCTTTGATGTGAAGATCCTGCGTGAGGTGCTGCGCATCCGCCGGCAGGACGCTGAAGACCGCGCCGAACATGAAGCGGTGCTGGAACTGTACCTGCGAGCCTTGGGAATGTCCGCGTAGGTCGTGCAGGTGCACGGGCGCGTGAATAGCCCTAAAAATTCACCACGTCAACAATAGAGGCGGCAATGGCCGGAAGCGTCAACAAGGCAATTCTCGTCGGAAATCTCGGGCGCGATCCAGAGGTGCGCAGCTTCGCCAACGGCAACAAGGTCTGCAACCTCAGCGTGGCGACCTCGGAGACGTGGCGGGAAAAAGCCAGCGGAGAGCGCAAGGAGCGCACGTCTTGGCACAACGTCGCGATTTTCAATGAGCCGCTGATCAAGGTCGCAGAGCAGTACCTCCGCAAGGGATCGAAGGTCTACATCGAAGGCCAGATCGAAACCCGCAAGGCCACGGACCAGAACGGCGGCGAGCGGTATTTCACCGAGATCGTGCTGCGCCCGTATCGCGGCGAGCTGACCATTCTGGATGGCGGGAAGTCTGGCGAGGCTGCGGAGCCTTCGCGCCCGTCCGATGCCGGCTTGGATGATGACATCCCGTTCTGACCACCCGGCGGCGGGCTGAACGCCGACCGGCTCGCGTCCCCACGCTCACACAGTCGGCTCTCTCAGGAAACGAGCTATGTATAACCCACTCGCCACATTCGAGCAAATCGACCGCCACGCGGCCAAAGCCGAAGCCAGCTTCGCGCTGATGGAGATGACCTATGCGGCGGCAAGCGCCCGCCGGCTGGCCAATGACGTATCGCGTATCCTGCGCACCGGGAAGGTGCCCATGGCTGATCGGGATTGGGCGCGCCGCGATGCCGCTACGGCCCGCGCTGCCCTGCAAGAAGCCATCGACGTTCTGACGGCGCTTGTTCCAGAGGAAGCCGTCCCGGCGCCTGTCATGCTGGAGGCGGCGGAATGAGGATCGATGTCGCATCCATCCGCCGGCATGTGGAGGCGCTTAAGGTCGCCTATCCCGAGCTGTGCGAAGACGAGCAATTCCTAGCCGACGTGATCGAAGGCGAGACCGACGTTTACGAGGTGCTGTCCATCCTCGTGCGTCAGGCCAATGAGAGCAAGGCGCAGGCTGGTGGGCTTGGCGAGTACGCCAAGGACATAGGCGAGCGCAAGGCCCGGATTGAGCGCCGCGTCGAAGCTAAGCGCGCCCTGATCATGTCCATCATGGATGCCGCCGGCATCAGCAAGGCGACTCTACCGGAGGCGACGCTTTCAGTGCGCGCTGGCTCGCAGAAAGCCGTGGTGGATGACGCGGCGGTGCTCCCTGACGACCTCGTGCGGATCGAGCGAAAGCCGGACATGGCCGCGATTAAATCCGCCATCGACGCCGGCCGCGAAGTCCCTGGCATCCACATTTCCAACGGGGAGCCGTCTTTGACGGTGCGCGTGAAGTGATGATCGATTTTCAGGCTCTTGCCTCTCCGTTCCCGCCGGCCTCTGTGTCGTGGCGCGTTGGCTCCACAACCTCCGACAAGAAGCGCGGCATGGCGCTGGCGTTTATCGACGCCCGCGACGTGATGGAGCGCCTTGACGCTGTGTGCGGGCCTGCCGGCTGGCAGTGCGATTACCCCCACGCGAACGGCAAGACCGTCTGTCGCATCGGCATCAAGGTTGGTGACGAATGGGTATGGAAGGCGGACGGGGCAGGCGACACCGACGTAGAGGCGGAAAAGGGCGCGCTTTCTGACGCTTTCAAGCGCGCTGCCGTGCGCTGGGGCATCGGCCGCTACCTCTATGACTTGCCGAGCCCGTGGGTGGAACTGGAAGCCGCCGGGCGGTCCTACAAGATCCCCGATGGCGAACTGCGCCGCCTTGGCGAACTGCTAGGCCGCAAGGCTTCTGCGCCTGCCGCCGCCCCCGCTGCTAAGCCGAAGGATGACGAGCCGCCGAATGACACGCCGCAGGAAGTCGCCCTGCGCCTCATTGGCGATATCGAGGGCTGCAAATCGGTTGCCGAATTGGAGGAATATAAGAAGACGGCGGCTTTCCGTGGCGCCTTCAAGTCCCTGCCGGATGCCCTCAAGGAGCAGGTGATCGACGTTGGCGCGCGCTGCCGTGAGGAACTGACCGCCGGGCGGGAGGCTGCGTGATGAGCGCCCCCGCAATCTTTGAAGCCACCTATTCCGACATGAAGATCGTCCGCAGCCGCAAGGTCATGCAGGTGATCGTCGAAATGCCTATCGAGAATGGGCAGAAGTTTGTGAGCGCCTTTGGTATGCCGTCGCCGGGCGAGGAAACCTGGGTGGCTCTCGCCCGCCTCGATCCGAAGGCAAAGGACAAGCCAGCGCCCAAGGAATCGAAGCGCTGGGACCAGATGTCCAGCGCCCAACAGGCCGGCATCCGGTGCGCAGAAAAGTCGTTCCAAGCCTTCATAGCTGACCGTCGCGGTTCGCCGTGCCTGTCGGCGGATGATGCGGCCGACTTCGTGCGGGGCTTCTGTGGTGTGGAGAGCCGGGCCAGCATAGACGGCACGATTGGTGCGTCTGCATCTTGGCGGGCACTGGATGGCGAGTACCTCGAATGGATGAGGTACGGGGCATGACGGCCCGCACCACCGACGAATGGATCGGCACGACACCAGACGCCGCAATCCCGAAACGGGTCCGACTGCGCGTATTCGAGCGCCATGGCGGCATCTGCCATCTGTCCGGCCGCAAGATCATGCCGGGCGATGCATGGGATCTTGACCATGTGACCGCCCTGATCAACGGGGGAGAGCACAGAGAGGCAAACCTTGCCCCCGCGCTACGTGACAAGCACCGGGAGAAAACGGCCGCTGACGTGGCTGAGAAGGCACGTACGGCCCGCATCCGCGCGAAGCACCTCGGCATCAAGAAGCGCAGCACCTTCGCATGCTCGCGCGATTCCAAGTGGAAGAAGAAGCTAGACGGATCGGTGGTGCCGAGATGACCCATCACGCCATCACCCGCCGCGATCCCCGCCAAGAAACCGAGGACATGATCCACAAGGGGGCAATCCAGTTGCTCCGCATGGCGGCTCACCCCTCGCTGATTTTCTACCACATCCCGAACGGGGAGGCCCGCTCGGCGATCACCGGGGCAAAGCTCAAGGCGCTTGGCACGCTAGCCGGCGCCGCTGACCTCGGCTTGGTGCTGCCGGATGGCCGCGCGGCTTTCCTCGAATTCAAGACGCGCACCGGGCGGCAGTCGCCGGAACAGCGCGAGTTTCAGCGCCGCGTGATCAATGCCGGCGCCCTCTACGCTGTCTGCCGCTGCCACGAAGACATCGTTTCGACGCTGACGAGCTGGGGCGCCCTGCGCCTCGCCGTCTAGCCTGTGGAGTGACCCCATGTACCTGAACGATTACCCCTCTGACGTTCCCGCCGCCCGCGTCTATGGCACCGCTGCGCATGATCGCGCGCGCATGGCGAAGGTTGCTAGCCCCATGCCGCTGCGCCGCGTTGCTGTCGACAAAGACAACCAGAATGTGCCGACTGACCTTCTCAAGCATTACGCCGATGTGCGCGCTCGGTTGAATCCTGGCATGCCGCGTCATCCACAGAATCCGGTTGTCTCGCGTGAATATATCGTCGTCCCGGAGCCTGTTGTGGTAAAATGCAAGCGCACAATCCGCGACCCGGAAACTGTTGTCGATGTCAGCGAAGCCATTCATGACTGCCATCTGCCGACCGAACGTGACTGGCTCATCATTACCCGTCCGCTCACGCGCAAGGAAGTGCTGGCGGCTGCTAGCGCATATATGGGCCTTACGCCCAGCCAAGCCGTCTCGCGCTGCAATCGAGCCTCATTCGTCCGCGCCCGTCATCTCGCGGGGTACGTCATGAAGATGCACACGCAGAGTTCGTTCCCTCAGATCGCCATGCGTCTCGGTGGCCGGGACCATTCGTCAATCGTCCACGGGTTTCAGAAGGTGGAGGCTCTTGTCGCGGCCGGCGATGAATCGTGGATCGCTGATATTGAGGCCATCAAGGCGGCGCTGGGAGTGACGGAATGATTACTCGCAACGTACCCCAAGAGCGCGTGCGGTATTGGCTCGATTACAATTCGGAAACCGGAGAATTTATCTGGCGTTGGAGCCCGTGCGCGCGTGTCAAGCGAGGCTCTATTGCTGGCACGTCGCCGGCAAATGGCTATCGCCTCATTGGGCTGCGCGGATACGGACAAGTTGGGGCGCATCGTTTGGCGTGGATCCACGCTTACGGGCCGATCCCTGACGGCATGGAGATCGACCACATCAATGGCGATCCAAGCGATAATCGCCTGTGCAATCTGCGACTGGCGACATCGGCGCAGCAGAAAATGAACAAGGTAGTCCAGAGCAATAATCGGAGCGGTCTCAAGGGCGCGTATTTCCACGCATGCCGAAAAGGTCGGAAGTGGCGTTCACAAATCAAGGCAAACGGCACTCTGCATTTCCTTGGCTATTTCGAGACCGCCGAAGAAGCGCATGAAGCGTACGTCGCCGCGAGCCGTCGCCTGTTCAAAGACTTTCATCCTGTCCGCGCTGAGCTTGAGGTGCGCCCATGAGCGCCCCCCGTATGACCATGGAACAGATGCTCGGTCGCCTCGACGCGCTGGTGATGATGCGCGCCGGCACCCGGCTGCATCAGGCGAAGGCCGTCACGCGCCGCTCTGAAGGCGAGGAACTGGACGCCGCTATCAAGGCGACCCGTGACCTTCTGCTGACGCTCATACCCCATAAGCGGGCCATATGGGCTCTCATGCAGGGCGAGGCGCTAGCTCCCATGTCGGAGATCCGCACTGCCGCCCGGCACATGGCTGAGGAGGGCGGGGAGTGATGGCGCGGATGACGGTGTTTGATCGCATAGAAACGAAGATATTTCGAGATGGGGTCACTGATTGCTGGCACTGGTCTGGCGCTGCTCAACCAAGTGGGTATGGCGTTCTTTGGAATGGCGCCCGCGTTGAGCAGGCCCATCGGGTTTCCTATCGCGCGTTCATTGGACCTATCCCAGACGGGATGGAGATTGATCACATCTGCCGTGTTCGCGGATGCGTTAACCCGATTCACCTTCGCGCCGTCACTCATCAAGAGAATATGCGCTGCAGCGCAACAGTAATGGCCGAAAACGCAGCGAAGATCGCTTGCAAGAATGGCCATCCATTCGCTGGGTCTAACCTTCGAATTACAAATAATGGCGCGCGACAGTGCCGCCAATGCATAAACCAATATGCTCGCCTGCGGCGGAAAGGGAGGCAAGCAAATGGCTAAAGCTTATTATTCGGAAAACGACCCCTACGCCGCGCAATGGCTGCGCAACCTGATCGCAGAGGGCCACATCGCGCCTGGCGACGTGGACGAACGGAGCATTGTTGATGTCCGACCCGACGACCTTGCCGGATACACGCAATGCCACTTCTTCGCAGGCATTGGTGGATGGTCCTATGCAGCTCGACTTGCTGGCTGGCCTGATGATCGCCCCCTCTGGACCGGCTCCTGCCCCTGCCAGCCCTTCTCCGTCGCCGGTAAGCAAGAAGGGCAGAAAGACGAACGCCACCTCTGGCCGGTCTTCTTCGACCTCATCCGCGCTGCCCTCCCCTCTGTCGTCATGGGAGAGCAGGTTGCGGCAGCGGTTGGAAAGGATTGGCTCGACGGAGTGCATTCTGACCTGGAAGGCATCGGCTACGCCTGCGGGGCGGCCGTTGTCCCGGCTTGTGCCGTCGATGCGCCCCATAGACGAGATCGGCTGTGGTTTGTGGCCGACGCCGGCGGCGAGCGACGGGAACGGTGGAAAGGGTGTGCCGATCGGGATGAGCCCGACCGGGAAGATGCCCGATGGACGCAAGGTGACGGTTGGACTCTCGGCAGCAAGCAAGATGCACGGCGCGACGCTCTGGACGACGCCATCCTCCCGCGACTGGAAGGACAGTCCCGGTATGGCGACGCAGGCCGTCAACCCGGACGGCTCGACGCGGACGCGACTGTATCAGTTGCCCCGGCAGGTCGCGCTCTACCCGACGCCCACGGCGTCGCTGGCAGACAAGGGCGTGCGATCAACGATAGGCGCGATCAAGGAAGCGGCCCGCAACCATGGGCCGGACTTGGCCGCAATAGCCGTGGTTGGAGCGATGCCGCATGGGCCGTCGGAGCCGATGGAAAGGCCCGGCGCGTTGAACCCGGCATTCGTCTCCTGGCTCATGGGATTCCCGCTCGAGTGGGAAAGCTGCGCGCCTATGGCAACGCCATCGTCCCGGCGCTCGCGGCCGAAATCATAGGCGCATACATGGATTGTCAGCCATGAAAACCTGTACTGGCTGTCAGGTCGAAAGGCCCATTGATCGGTTCGGGATAGACCGCCGCCGTGGGCAACACATGTCTCGTTGCAAGGAATGCCGGACGGCCGCCGCGAAGGCCTGGAGGAAGTCCAAGCCTGACTATGAGAAGGCGCGGTATATCGCCCTGCGGGCAGAGACGCGCGAACGGCATCTCAAGCGCAAGTATGGCGTCGACCTCGCGGAATATGACCGCATGCTGGCCCAGCAGAATGGGCGATGCGCCATATGCAGCAAGCCGGAGAGCGAGCAGTTCAAGGGCGTGTTCCACGTTGATCACGACCACTCCACCGGCGTGGTACGCGGACTGCTTTGCCGGGGCTGCAACCACATGCTCGGCGTGGTCAAGGATGACCCCACCATCCTGCTTAAGGCGGTCGGGTATCTCGTCCCGCAAGTCGCGGCGGAAGTGATAGGCGCGTTCCTCGACGCAGAGCGGGGGCTGTCATGACCGACTGGTTTCGCTCATGGCATGGCGCACCAACCGATCCGAAATGGCTGGGCATTGCCCGGCGGGCCGGTGTGGCGCCCGGCATCGTCGTTGCGGTCGTGTGGTCGCTGATGGACCGCGCTTCGCAGGCTGAGGATCGTGGCAGCATCGCTGGATACGATGCCGAGGGCATGGCCTGCTTCTTCGGCTGCGAGCCCGAAAACGTGGATGCCATCGTATCTGCAATGACTGATCGCGGGATGATCGTCGATGGCCGGTTTACAAATTGGAGGAGGTATCAGCCGGCTTCAGATTGCTCGAACAGGCCCGCTGCAAATGTGTGGTCCGCCATTCGGGCGAATATCTTCAAACGCGACGATTTCACGTGCCGCTACTGCGGCGCGCGGGGTGTGAGGCTTGAATGCGATCACGTTATTCCCGTGTCTGTGGGGGGTAGTCACGAGCCTAATAACCTCGTCACGGCCTGCTTTCCTTGCAACCGCAAAAAGCGAGATCGCACTCCTGAGCAAATGGGGTGGTCGATATGAGCCGCTGGTATCGCGCCTACGAGGGCACCGTGACCGATGCGAAGCTAGCTGAGGTGGCGCTTTCTGCTGAAACAAGCCGGTCTGTTGTGATCGCTTGCTGGCATGCTGTGCTCGAAAATGCGGCCTCCTTGAACGACGGAGGGCGCATTGAGCTGCCAGCCCGCCGCGTGGCCGCCATTCTATGTGAGCCCGTTGCCGTCATTGAACGGGTTTTCGCTGAGTTTCGCGCGGTTGGCCTGCTGGACGATTCTGGAGTTTGTGCGTGGAGGCGGCGGCAATTCGATAGCGACACGAGCACGGAACGTTCCAGGAAGCACCGGGAGGCAAAACGCAACGCCGATGCAACGTTGCAGAACGCCGATGCATCGCCCCCAGAGACAGAGACAGAGACAGAAGAAGATTACAAAGCTATCGCTTTGTCGTCGGCCGATCCCGACGTGGCCGAAGCCATGGTCGAAATTTATCACGAGATTGGTGCTGGCATTTGGCCGAAGGTCGGCAAGCTTTCGCCGTCTCGCAAAGCCCATGCGCGCCAGCGCTTGAAGGATTGCGGCGGAACACTTGCCGACTGGCGCCGCGCCATGACCCGCGCCCGCGCCTCGCCGTTCCTGACCGGCGCTAACGCCAGCGGCTGGCGCGCCGGGTTCGATTTTTTCATGCGGGACAGCTCTTTCACCAAGCTACTCGAAGGCTCTTACGATGCGCGAAGCCCTTCAGGAAATTACCCCGCCGGCAGGCCACGATCCGGCGCTGACCTTGCGCTTGACGTCGGAAATGAGCTTCTTGGTCAAGGCCGTGGGTTTGACGGATGGGGCGCCGACCTTGCCCCGTCGATTGATGCCGAGCGAAACGCAGCGGGCCTCTATCGCGTCCCGGATCGAATGGCTTGAGCGGGACTTGGCGCCGGCAAGCCAGAACCAGATCATCGAAATTTTGCGGGATCTGTTCGCGGCGTTCACGCAGCAGGCAGCCGACCGCGACACCATCCGCACCCGGTACGGCGTGTTCTGCCAAGCGATGCATGACTTGCCGTTCTGGGCCATCCGCGAGGCGGCGCAGAAGTGGACGTCCGGCAAGTGCGAGGGCAACGCGGCGTTCTGCCCTTCTGCCGGCGAGCTTGCCCGGATCGCCTATCGCGAGACGCTGGAACACCGCGCCACGATTGCCCGGCTCAACCGCGTACTCGCCGCCAAGCCTCTCGACGAGCGCCCCGATGAGCCCGCCGCCAAGGCCCGTGTAGCGAACCGCGTTGGCGACCTCATGGCGCAGCTCGCCCGTAAGGACCAGCCCCACGGCGGTATGAGCAAGGGAGGCGTGGCGTGAGCAGGCACATCCTTTACCCGCTGCAATTCCTTTGGGGCATCCCCGCGCATCAGACGGAATTGATGGTTACTCTCGGCAGAATGCACGACAAAAACGGGCCGCGCGGTTCGTACGGCGTAAGCCACAGGGTCAAGCTCTGGTACGGCGTCGCATGGCGTTCCGATTGGTTCATTGGGTTCTGCCGGCTCGTTGAGCGGATCGATGGGCCTAAATTTCAGGGGCGGTTGCCATGACCTCCCGCCCCTGGATCATCGTAGCCGAAGACATCGGCGCAATCATCCCGCCGCACAATTTCGAGCGCCCCGCCATCGGTGGGGTATTCGTGCGCAGCAACGCCCGCTGGATCATCCGGGACATCCGCAAGACAGCCACGCATGACGAGCTGATAGCCGACCGCCTGCCGTGCGGCGTGCTGGTCGAAAAGGGGGAGATGGTGTGATGGGGTTCTTGGCGTTCTGCATTTTTGCGGGCGGTTTCAAGGTCAGCTACGACCATCACCGGAAATCAGAAGGGCGCATCGGAGCGTTCTTTAGCGGCCTGTCATGGCCATTCGAGCTTGGGGAAGCGATTGCCCGAGCGCTTTACGAAGACTGACGCCCCCTCCCTCCACTGCCATGGAGACTGACGTGGCCCACAAGCAGATGCCCGCCTACCTCAAGTCCAAAGCCGAGCCGCGCGACGTGAAGCGTAGCCGCGCCCGAGCCCGTAAGAGCCTCGCTGAGCGGGAATTCGACCGTCAGGCTACCGATCTACCCAAAGGGGTCATCCCCGCCGCTGCGAGCGTTCCCTGTCCGTCTGGCGATGGGTCTACGCTGCGAGTGATCCGCAATCTGCGCCACGACCCTATCGCGGTCATGTACTCGCGCAAGCAGCTCGATTATCACCAGATGGTCGCGGCCGAGATGTGGCAGGCTTCGTACCAGCACTCGCAGATTGGCACGGTCAAGGCGATGAACCCGATGAAGGAGCCGGTTGACGGCACCCCGCCGCATCGGGAGCCGATCACGGATCGTCAGCAGCGCGCCATGAAGGAGCTGCGCAGGGTGGACGACATTCTTGGCACGCGCGGGGCAATCCTGACGCGGCTGGTGCTCGGCAATAACCTCTCCATCGCACAGGTTGCGCAGCACTACGGCGACGACAGCAAGATCATGAGGGACCGCCTCGGCTGGCTTTTGCGAGAATGCCTGAACGAACTGGCGAAATTCTATGGATTGGCCGACAAGCGGCTTGCATCGGTTGAGGCATTAGGGTAGGTTTTTGTCAACGTGGTGATTTGTTGCTGCGTTAAGCCCGCCAGGGTGGAACCGAAACGCGCCGCCTTTCCCAGACGCCTTTATGAAATGGGGTGGGAGTTGCGCTCCTAGGGTATGCCGTCCAAAAAGCCGCCCCGCGCTCCCTTGCGATTACCCCCGGCCCCGCCTCTCCACGAGGCGCGCCGGGTACAGATAGACCGGCCGGGAAGTTAAGCCCCGCATTGCGGACCCGGCCCGGTCTAGCCTATCGACGCGGTGACCAGCAATGCCAACCACTCTGGTATGCGACCCCGCTCTAGCCCGCTGGCTCACAAGCGCGCCGTTTCCGAGCTTCTGGGGCTCATTGCATAGCGTCATGGTCAAGGCGCACGATCCAAGCGCAGGCGTCTACCTCTGGCCCTTGGTGGCTGCGACGGAAGGCGTCACAGGCTTAGGCGGCGGACCACGGCGGTAGATCATTCGCAATCGCCCGCATAGCAAGGGCAAGCGTCCGGCTTTCATCGGCTGGAACGCCGTCGCGCTCATAGCGCATGATCGAGTGCCGGGATTTGCCAAGGGCTTCGCCTGCCGCCGCCTGAGAGCGGAAGCGGGCGTTGCGCCATGCCTTGAAAGTTTCGGGGCTCATGCTAAAAGAATCCGCCTTATTCGCTTTGCATCTTCATTGTGCTTGTCTCTGGTTTGACGGTATTGGGCCGCCCAATCGTCAGATTTAAGCGCAGCAAGCCAATTCCTGTTGCGCTTATGTTCGCGCGATTCAATGCGTTTTTCTGCGGCGCGTTTGGCGTACGAGCCGCGCTCGTATAGCGCGCGGGCTAAATCGGCTTGGTACTGTCTGCGAGTTTCTGGTGTCATTTCAGCCCTCCATCTTCGAGCAGAAGTCAACGAATTCAGCTTCGGGAAGGCGGGCCATCAGGGCGTCAAGAACTGCGTTAAGGACAATATCGGCTTCGTCGCGCATATCGCTGTAAAGCATGACCGCCATTTCCATCAGGGCTTCGGTCTTCTGAGAAGCGATTTTGGTGATGATCTTGTCCATTTTGCTCTCCTGTGTCGCGCCGCAGCGCCGCTGCCCATGTATGTAATGTAGCATGATGCTACAGACATGCAAGCGGTTTATGTAGCACGGCGCAACTTTTTATGGGGCGGCTGATGCCTCTTGACCACGCCCCCGCCTTTGCCCTCTGCATCGTGGGCATCATCGCCTGTCTCGCTGCTATGGAGTGAGGGATGGTTGCATTCATTGCCAACCTGATCGGGCGCATTCGTCGCGTTCTCGTGCCGCAGGCGTCGAATGCCGCGACCCAGTCCCGCAAGATATCCGAATTCGAGCGCCGCAAGTTGCGTGGCGACTTCCCGTACTGAACGGGCCTCTCTGAAAAAAAATCAAACGGTTTCTGATTATGCGCGGCGGCAAGCGGGAAAACGCGGGGCGCAAGCCTGGGGTGCCCAACAAGGCTACGGCTGAGAAGCGCGCCGAGATCGAAGCGTCCGGCCTCACCCCGCTTGATTACATGCTGTCGGTTCTGCGTGACGAGAACAAGCCAGCCGATATGCGCATGGACGCTGCTAAGGCCGCTGCGCCTTACGTCCACGCCAAGCTGGCGAGCGTCGAGCACAAGGGCGAGGACGGCGGACCTTTGCAGATCGTGGTGAGGCAGTTCACCCTTGCCGGCGGTTGAGCTTCCGAACAACTGGCAGCCGAGGCGCTATCAGTTCCCGCTCTGGAACGCCCTACAGAACGAAGGCAAGAAGCGGGCTATCGAGATCGCGCATCGCCGCTGGGGCAAGGATGATGTCATCCTGCACCACACGGCAATCGAGGCGCACAAGCGCGTTGCGACCTACTGGCATTGCCTGCCCGAATACGAGCAGGCCCGGAAAGCCATCTGGAACGCAGTGAACCCGCACACCGGGATGCGCCGCATTGACGAGGCATTCCCGGAGGCGCTGCGAGCCAGCAAGGATGAACAGCAGATGTTCATCCGGTTCAAGAACGGATCGACGTGGCAGGTTGTCGGATCTGATCGCTATAACAGCCTAGTGGGTGCAGGCGTCGCTGGCGTGGTGTTCAGCGAATGGGCGCTCTGCAACCCGTCCAGCTGGGGCTACATCCGCCCCATGATGGAGGAGAACGACGGTTGGGCGTGTTTCATTACCACGCCGCGCGGTCGCAACCATGCCAAGGCCATGTACGACATGGCGCGCGACAATCCGCGCTGGTTTGCCGAGCTATCGTCGATCCATGAGACGGGCGCGCTTACAGCGCAGCAGCTGGAAGACAGCCTAGCCGAGTACATCGCGATCTATGGCGATGAGATGGGCCGGGCGCAGTTCGAACAGGAATACGAGTGCTCGTTCAACGCTGCGATCCTTGGCGCGTTCTACGCCCGCGAGATGGCCGCAGTTCGGCGTGAAGGCCGGATAGACGCTAATCTAGAGCCATTGCCCGGCCGCCCTGTGCATCGGGCGTGGGACATCGGCGTCAAGGATGACACGTCCATCTGGTGGTTTCAGGTGGTCGGAACGCAGATCTTCATTCTGGACTGCTACAGCGCGTCCGGTGTGGGTCTGGACCATTACGCGAGCGTCCTTGAAGAGCGCCGCAAGGAACACGGTTGGCTCGACGGCATCGACTTCGTGCCGCATGACGCCAAGGTCAAGGAATGGGGTTCAGGCAAGACCCGCGTTGAGACCATGCGCGAGTATGGGCTTAAGCCGCAGCTGTGCGTCAGCGCGACCAAGATGGACGGCATCAACGCGGCGCGTCAGGCGCTCGCACGATGCGTGTTTCACCAGCGCTGTGAAGACGAGGGCATATCGGCCCTAGAGCAGTACCGCCGCGAGTGGGACGACGACAAGAAGGCTTTCAAGGCGTCTGAGGTGCATGACTGGTCGTCGCACCTTGCGGACGCTTTCCGCTATCTCGCGCTTAGCTGGCGCACCGCCCCGATTGTTGATGAAGCCCCGAGGCTGCTGATGCCGCCGCCGGGACGCTTTCTGCCGCCCGAAGCCATGCCCAAGGCTAAGATTGACAGGATCAAAGTCTGATGGCTCTCGAAGACGTTCCAGGTCAGGAGTTGCTGCCCGGCGACGCCATGACATACGAGCCCCAGACCGGCGAATCCGCTGGCTGGCTGGCTCAGATTGCCGAGGCGCAGAAGGTCTTCAAGACCTATCAGGACAAGTGCGACAATATCGATAAGCAGTATGCGGATTTGCAGCGCCTCGCCAGCGCTGACCGCAGCCGCGAATTCCAGCTATTCTGGGCCAACGTGCAGGTGCTGGCGCCGTCGATCTACTCGCGCCCGCCTGTGCCCGTGGTCGTGCCGAAGTTCAAGGATCGCCGCCCGCTCTATCGCGTGGCATCCGAAATGCTTGAGCGGGCCACGAACGTCGCGTTCGACCTGACCGACATCAACTCGTGCATGATGCTGGTGCGCGATGACCTCGCCGTGACCGGCCGGGGCGCTTTGTGGGTGCGCTATGAGACCAAGGGGGAGGCTAAAAGCTCCCGCTATGGCGACAAGGAGCGCATTTGCGTCGAGCATGTGCACCGCCGGGACTTCGTGCATGAACCGGCCCGGGCGTGGGCAGAGGCAGGCTGGGTAGCTCGCCGCTGCTGGATGACGGAATACGAACTTAAGGAGCGCTTCCGCCCTACGTCCGGCGATGCCTACCTCAACGCTTCCATGAGCGTGGACACGCGCGACGTGCGCAATGAGGCGGCGACGCGCGAGCTTAAGGCGCAGGTCTGGGAAATCTGGTCCAAGACCGAAAACAAGGTGGTTTGGGTGACCGAGGGCGTCGATGTGACGCTCGACGAGGATGAGCCGCACCTGAAGCTTGAAGGCTTCTTCCCGTGCCCCAAGCCAGCCTACGCCACGACGCAGCGCGGCAGCCTTTTGCCCGTGCCGGACATGCTGTTCTACAAGGACCAGCTGGAGGAAATTAACCAGCTCACGGCGCGCATTCATGCTCTGTCGGACGCCCTGCGGGTTAAGGGCTTTTATCCGTCTGGCGGACAGATTGGCGACGCGATTGAGACCGCGCTGACCAATATCGACGACCGGAAGATCATGGTGCCCATCGCCAATTGGGCGGCGTTCGGCGGCACAGGCGACCAGATCGTCTGGCTACCCATTGACGTGATCGCCACGACCGTCGCCGGCCTTGTCGAGCTTCGCAAGGCCGTGATCGACGACGTGTACCAGATCATGGGCCTGTCGGACATCATGCGCGGCTCGACCGAAAAGGACGAGACCGCTACAGCCCAGCAGCTCAAGAGCCAGTACGGCTCCGTGCGCATCCGCGACAAGCAGGCCGAACTGGTGCGGATCGCGCGCGACGTGGTGCGCATTGCAGCTGAGGTGATGGCGGAGAATTTCGAGGCGGAAACGCTGCTCGAAATGAGCCAGATGGAAATCCCGAGCGACCGGGACATTGCCGAGCAGGTAAAGCAGATCGAGGCGCAGGCCCAGCAGATCCAGCAGCAAATCCAGGCGGCGCAGTCCAACCCGGAGATGATGGCACAGGCTCAGCAGAGCCCCGAGCAGGCGCAGCAGATGCTGCAACAGGCTCAGTCGCAGATCGAGCAGGGCGGACAGCAGATCGCCAAGCTAAAAGCGCAGCCGACTGTTGAGCAGGTCATGAAATTCCTGCGCAATCAGCGCATACGCCCGTTCGTGCTGGACATCGAGACGGATTCGACCATTCAGCCGGACGAGCAGGCGGAGAAGCAGTCGCGGGCGGAATTCATGCAGTCGCTTGGCGGCATGCTGGCGCAGTTCGGCCCGGTGGTGCAGCAGCAGCCCCAGCTTATGCCGTTCGTTGGCGAGCTTATCAAGTTCGGCATGGCGCCGTACCGTGTTGGCCGTGAGCTTGAAGGCGTGCTGGAAGAAGCCGTCGAAAGCATGATGGCGCAGGCCCAGCAGCCCCAGCCCAACCCGGAAGCGCAGAAGCTGGAAGCCGAACAGGCCATGGAGCAGCAGCGCATGCAGGCGGAGGAGCGCAAGCTTGCCGCTGAAATGCAGCTGAAAGAGCGCGAATTGCAGATCAAGGGCCAGCTTGAACTGGCGAAGATCGAAGCCGAGCAGATGGGCCGTGAGCAGGAGCAGCAGGGCAAAATGGCCGAGCTGCAAGCCCAGATGCAGCGCGACGACCAGAAGCATCAGCAGGAGATGGCGAAGGGCCAGCTTGAGATCCGCAAGCTGGGAATGTCCATCGTTGCCGAGCAGCAGCAAGCGGCCCTGTCGGCGCAGAGCGCGCAGCAGGACGCCGAAATCAAGCGTGAACAGGCTACCCGGCAGGCTGTTGCCGACGCGGCCAAGGCTCAATCACAGGAGGCCTGACAATGGCTCTTTCCACCGTGCAGAAGCTCGCCTCTGTCGGCTTTTCGGCCGAACAGGCGCAGCTCATCAATGAACTGCTGAACGCGATTGCCGTCACCCAGATCACCAACTTTGCGGCCGAGGTGAACGACGCGGTTTCGGAGAAGACCGAGATTGCGGCGCTGACCGGCTCGTCCACTGCCGCGAACATCGTCACCGCCCTACAGGCCTGACATGCGTCAGCGTTGGTGCCGGGTCTGCGGGGGATGGCATGACCTGAAAGCGTGGCCGGAAGAGTGCTTCCGCGCCGCGCCTGTTGCCCGCTCTGATCTTCCTGTGCCGCTGATCATCAGCGACACGATGGAGCCCACGCGCTCCCCTGCGGATGGGCGGGTGTACACCAGCAAGTCCGCCCTTCGTGCCACCTACAAGCCCTCTGGGAACCCCCAGGGGCGCTCCTACGTCGAGATGGGCAACGATGTGCCCAAAGGCCCGCCGCCGGCCCCTAAGGCGGATGTGGGCGGAATTGACACGGCTATCGAAAAGGCTGTGGCCCGCTTCGAGCGCGGCGAGCGCATCTAGACCTTACTCAGACAAGGTGAACCATGGAAACCGACCTCCCGGCCGGCGCGGAATCGTCTGTGCCGATTGCCACCGATCAGGTGCATATCCCCGAGCCCACGCCGCGCCAGACGCCCCTGTCACAGGAGCCGCCGGAGCCCAAGGCCAAGTCGGTCAGCATTGACGATGCTGTCACCAAGGCTTTCGACCGGGCAGAGAAGGCGGCCAAGAGCAAGGTAGAGCCCGAGCCACGCGCCAAGGCTGAACCGAAGGAAAAGGCGCCGGAGCCGGAGGGCAAGTCGCGCGGCGAGGATGGGCGGTTCGCGCCTCGCGAGCCGAAGGAACAGGGCCAGAGTGCCCCCAAGACTGCCGAGGGCGCCCCCGCTCAGGCAGTAGCCGCGCCGGAGGGGAAGCCTGCGGAGGCTGGGAAGTCTGAGGCCCGTGCATCGCATTACGAGCCTCCGGCGCGGTTCAATGATCAGGGCAAGGCGGAATGGCAGCAGACGCCCGATAGCGTCAAGGCCGAAGTCCACCGGGCCATCAAGAACCTTGAAGACGGCTACGTCAAACACAAGGAAGGCGCCGAGCGCTACGAGAAGTTTCGCCAGTATGACGAGCTTGCCAAGCAGAACGGGCGCGATCTGAGCGCTTCGCTTGGCGCGCTGAAGCAGTTCGAAGACACAATGCGGTCCAACCCGCTCGCGGCCATTGACATGGCCTTGCGCGAGGCCGGCCCCCGGAAGCCGGATGGCTCTCCGCTCACCATTAACGACGTTGTTGCCCACCTGAGCGGGCAGAGCGTCGACCAGCGCGTGCAGGCCGCACAGGCCCGTATCCACGAGTTGGAAACTCAGATTGCTCGGGTGGACATGCAGCGCCAGCTTGAGGCGCATGTTCAGGAATTCATGAGCGCGCATCCCGATTTCGAGCAGAAGGCGGACGATCTTGCCTTCCTGATCGACAATGGTTTCGCGCCCAATCTCGAAGCGGCCTATGCCTTCATGGACCGTTTCGGACTTGGCGCCGGCAAGGCCTCATCGGCCCCAGCCGCGCCCCCTCAGGCCTCACCGGCCGTTGATCCCGCCACATCGGCACCCGTCCCGCCCGCACCCAAGCCGGCAGGACAGAAATCCATCAGCGGCGCGCCTTCAGGAGCCCCCCAGACACTGGCGGGACGGAAGGGAAAGCCACCCACCATTGATGAGGCGCTTGAAAGGGCTTTTCAGCGCGCCTCGTGAGAGGACTGAGGAATGTCCATCAACACGAATGTGAACTATCAGCAGGTACTGTCGATGGCGCTCGAAGAGCGTTCGTCGGCGTGGCAGGACATCGTGTCCAACGCCATCCCCCTTTTCGACGTTCTGCGCCGCAAGGGCCTTTGGGAGACCTATTCCGGTCCCCGCATCCGCCAGACGCTTCTGATCGATCTGCCGGAAATCCAGTGGTACGACGGGTACGACTTTCTCGACAACCCGCCGCGCGAGCTGTTCAACGACGCCTACTACACCCCCAAGATGTGCGCCGTTCCGATCTCCCTCACCATGCAGGAGATCCTGAACAACGAAGGCCGCAACCAGCTCCTGCCGGTCATGCGCGAGTACATCCGCGCTGCCGAGTCCGGCCTGTCGCAGGGTATGGAAGTTGCGCTGTTCTCGGACGGCTCGGCCAACGGCGGCAAGCAGCTTGGCGGCCTCAACGTCGCCATCCCGGAGACGCCGACCAATGTCTACGGCGGCATTGATCGCAACACCAATGCCATCTGGCGGACGGGCGCTTACGACATCGCGACCGACTTCCCGACCATCGGGACCACCTTCGACACCAGCACGGCCAAGCGCATCTATGACAACGTCATGGGCGAGCTTACCCGTGGTTCGCGTCACCCGGACCTGATCCTCGCCTCGTCCCAGCATTGGGAGGAGTACTGCTCGGCCCTGACCGCAATCCAGCGCATCACGGACGAGAACAGCGTCGGGCGCCTCGGCTTCAAGACCATCGAATACGTCGGCCCCGGCGGCCGTGCGGAAATCGTGTGGGGCGGCGGCAAGGGCACCCAAATGCCGGACGACACGTCCTTCTTCATCGAAACCGAGTCGTTCCGCATGCGGTACAACCCGGACCGCAACTTTGACACGCTCTTCGATGGCGAAGGCCAGAAGCCGATCAATCAGGACGCCGTGGCTCAGTTCGTCGGTTGGATGGGTGAACTCACCCTCACCAACCCGAACTTCCAGGCTCGCCTGTTTGTCGGTTCGTGACGGGCGCGAGAGATAGGAGCAATCATCATGGCTTTCGTCATTCAGCAGCCCTCCCTCGGCTACCCGCAGGTGGGTCAGGTCGTCTCGGATTCGGACGACTACCTCACTTCGCCGCCGCTGGGCACCATCGTTACGGCCGTTGATCCCACCTACGGCTCTGGCGAATTCATCTACCTCGCTGGCGCGGCTTCCACGGCGGTCGGTTCGGTCGTCGTCTACAACGCCGATGACTTTTCGACCACGCTGGCAGCCGCCAACGCCATCGGCCCCGTTGCGACCGCTATGGCCGCGACTGTCGCCTCTACTTCCGGCTGGTACCAGATCAGCGGCAAGGGCGTCGCCAAGGTCCTCTCGGGCTTCGTCGACAACGCCAACTGCTACCTGACCTCGACCGCCGGCAGCGTGGACGACGCCGTCGTCTCCGGCGACTACATCACCGGCATGAAGGGCGCGTCCGCCATTGGCACGCCGTCCGCCGGCCTTGCCGAAGTCGAGCTTTCCCGTCCGTTCGTTTCGGACGGCCTGTGAGCCTTATGGGGCGGGGCTTCGGTCCCGCCCTTTTCCTTTCTCAGACAAGGAACTGATTCATGGAATTCGATAACTACGGGGCGCCCAAGAGCAAGGGCACCGAACCCAACGTCCGCTTCTACGTGGACGAAAAGGAAGACAAGGTCGCCACGCACAACGTCGGCTTCCTCCAGTATCGTAGCGTCGAGATGTGCGAGATCCGTTTCCCCGCTGATCGCCAGCGCACGCTGGTGCGCCCGGCCCATGCGGAATGCACCAAGATCAACGGCCGCAAGATCACCTATGCCGACCGCTTCCCCGACGCCTATCAGCGCTTCAAGCAGGGACTGGCGCCCGTCGTCTCGGGCATGCCGCTGGCGGAACTCGGCTGGCTCGACGGCGCCAAGCGCAAGACGCTGAACGCCCTCGGCATCTACACCGTCGAGCAGCTTGCGTCGCTTGAAGGCACGGCCTTGTCCAACCTCGGGATGGGCGGCCGTGAGATCAAGGAGAAGGCCAAGGCCTTCCTTGAAAACGCACGCGATTCCTCGACGGCGGTCCGCCTCGCCGCTGAAGTGGAAGCGCTCAAGGCGCAGCTGGCGCAGGTCCAGAGCGAGAAGGCCGAGCCCACGGGCTACGCGGCCATGAGCGATGACGATCTGAAAGAGCTGATCGCCTCGAAGACCGGATCGCGCCCGCGCGGCAACCCGAGCCATGACACGCTGGTGCGCATGGCGCATGAAGTCGAGAGCGGAGCCGCCGCGTGAGCTTCCTGACCGCCGCACAGTCGGCCGCAATCAAGCTGATCGGGCAGAAGCCCACGGCGTTTTTCAGCGAGACCGATCAATTCTCGCTGGAAATCTGCGACTTGGCGAACGATGTGGCGCAGGATCTCGTGCGCGCTCACGACTGGCGCGCGCTCACCAAGCTCCAGACCTACACGGGCGACGGCACAACGCAGGGCTTTGCGCTGCCGTCCGACTATGATCGCATGGTGTCGGGTGGCGAGGTATTCCGCCCCGATTGGGTGTCGTGGCACTACGTCCGCGCCTCTGACCTGAACCAGTGGTACATGCTGCTGATCGGCGCTCCGGCCGTCACGCCGGGCTTCTGGATCATCCTCGACGGTGACATGCAGTTCTGGCCCGTCATCCCCACCGGTGACAGCGCGGATTGGTACTACATTTCCAAGAATATCGTGCGCGATAGCGGGGGCACGGCCAAGGCCGCGTTCACCTCTGACAGCGACACGATGGTGCTTGATGAAGACCTCCTGAAGCTCGGCCTTATCTGGAAGTGGCGGGCGCAGAAGAAGCTCGATTACGGCGAGGAAATGGCCGAGTATGAGAAGGTTCTGGCGGAAATTTCCGGCCGGGACAAGGGCGCCCGCGTGTTGGCGGAAGGCCGCCTTCGCGCGCCGGGCAATATGTCCATCGCCTACCCGCGCGCGCTGGGCGTCTGATCTATGCGCCGCCCCGCCGCAGGCTCACGGCCTCGCCAGTCCAGTCTGGTGACGTTTCCGGCCCCAACGTCGGGGTGGGTGTCCAACCGCAACCTTGCGACGGCGGCCAAGCAGGGCACATCCGCTGCTTACGTGCTTCGGAACTTCTATCCTGGCACCGAGACGGCCATTCTTCGGCGCGGGACCGAGAAGCACGCTTTCGTTGGCGACGGCGATCAGGCTGTGACGGCTCTGCTTCGCTATCGCAATGGCAACAATCAAAAATTCTTCGCGGCGACCGAGGAAGACATCTACGATATCACGACCGTCGCTGACCCTGATGTGAGCCCGTCTCCTGACGTGACCGGGCAGACCGGGGGCGCGTGGGTTGCGGCGCAGTTCCAGACCACGGGCGGCACCTATCTGGTGTGCGTCAATGGCGAGGATTCGATGCAGCTTTATGATGGCAGCGCGTGGTGGCCGATCACCAGCCAGCCCATCAACCAGCTGAACTTCGACACCCAGACCGCGAATTTCACCATGGGCGCGACGCTTACCGGCGGCACGTCAGGGGCAACGGCGACCATCCTGCGCGTCACCGACAACGGTACGTCTGGCACGCTTTACCTGCGGACCATCACGGGCGGCCCATTCCAGAACAACGAGACTATCACGGATGGCTCGGGTGGCTCTGCTTTGGCGGATGGCGTCAACTCAACGTTTTTCGGAGCCTTCACAGGCATCGACACGGCGGACCTGTCGCTCGTCTGGTCCTACAAAAACCGCCTGTTCTTCATCGAAAAGAACAGCCTGAACGTCTGGTATCTGCCCATTGATCAGATCACCGGAGCGGCGGTCGTGTTCCCCATGGGCGGCGTGTTTGCCATCGGCGGCGCGGGGCTGACCTTTGGCGCCTCGTGGTCGCTGGGCACATCCGGCGACGGCGGCCTGTCGGAACAGTGCGTGTTCGTGTCGGCCGAAGGCGAGGTTGCCGTCTATCAGGGCGATAACCCCAGCGTGGCGGCGAATTGGGCGAAGGTGGGCCTTTACCAAATCGGACGCCCGCTTGGCAAACAGGCCTATGTGCGCATCGGTGGGGATCTCATCATCGCAACAGATATCGGCTTCATTCCGCTGTCGCAGGCGGTGCAGCGCTCTGTGGCAACTTTGGCGCCGGCAGCGGTGTCCTTTGCCATCGAGCCAGACTGGAATATCGCGGCCGTAGAGCGGCGCAATGCCGACTGGACCGCCATTGTATGGCCCGAAGCCCAGATGGCGCTGGTCGCGCCTCCTACGCCCGAAGACGACACGCCTGTAGCCTTTATCGCCAACGTTCGCACCATGGCATGGGCCGAGTACACGGGCTGGGATGCGCGGTGCTTTGAGACCTATGACGGGCGCCTGTTCTTTGGCTCGGCTGAGGGGCGCATTGTTGAAGCCAACGTGACCGGCGCGGACGAGGGCGTGCCGTTCACGGGCGTAAGCGTTGCCCTGTTCGATGACGTGCAGAGCCCGGCGACGCGCAAGCTGGCCTATATCGGGCGCATCACGCGGCGGGAAACCAACCTGTCCGCGCCGAAACTCACGGTTCTCTACGACTTCACCGAGGAACTGCCGTCCGCCCCGTCTGCTCCGGCCTTTGGCGCGGGCGCTGTCTGGGGAACGGGCGTGTGGGGTACGTCGCTGTGGGCCGAAACGTCGCAGAAGACCGTGACGGCGAATTGGGTGTCGGTCGGGGGCTCCGGCTATGCGCTGGCGCCGTGCGTAATGGTGACAAGCGGCGATCTTCGCCCGCTCGATACCGAGATCATCCGCGTGGAAGTCACCCTTCAGGGCGGGGATGTGGTTTCGTGATCGTCTCTGATGGCCGCGTGGCGGAATTCTGCGCCAATGCGCTGGGTGTTCTGTTCTACCCGCCGTTTCAGTGCCTCGGGATTGAGCGTGACGGCGAAATCATTGCCGGCGTGATCTTCAATGTGTTCGAAGCCAACGACGTGCATCTCAGCGCGGTGGGCTCCGGCTGGACGCGCGAGTTTCTGGCAGAGTGCGGGCACCACGTTTACGGCACCCTTGGCAAGGGACGCATGACGTTTCTGACCGAAAGCCCACGGGTGGCCCGTTATGCGGTGCGGCTTGGTGGGAAAGTCGAAGGCTTGATGCGCGACCACTACGGCGAGGGGCGTAATGCCATCGTGGTGGGGATACTCAAGAGCGAATATAGGTACTGATCATGGTTTCGACCCCGAGCGCTCCTGATCCGGCGAAAACTGCAGCTACGCAAGCGCAGTTGAACCAAGAGACTGCGATCACGCAGCAGCAGCTCAACATGATCAATCAGGTGACGCCCTATGGCAACCTGACCTATTCGCAGACGGGGCAGAACTTTACGCCCTCGTCCAATGGGCAGACCTACTATTACAACGCCGCCACGGGCCAGTATCAGGCCAACGCGCCTTATGCATCGAGCGAGCCGGTTTACAAGACCGTCAGGAGCGGCGCGACGTGGAAAGAGGGTGGCACTACCTCTACCCGGCAGGTGCAGAGCGGGACGCGCGGGACGCTTCAGGAAGGCTGGTCCGCCGTTAAGGGCAACATGACGCCTTCCTACACTGCGACCACCACGCTTTCGCCCGAGCAACAGGCGATCTTGGGGCAGACGCAGGGCGCACAGCTCAACCTTGCCACGCTGGCGAACAACCAGTCCGACTGGCTGAACGACTATCTCGGTACCAAGATGGACACCAGCGGTGCGCCTCCCCTCGCGGCCGATCCGAACACCGATTATTCGGCGGATCGCCAGCGGGTGGAAGACGCCCTCATGCAGCGCATGCAGCCGAGCCTGTCGCAGAACCAAGACACGCTGCGCAACACGCTCATCAATCAGGGCATTCGCCCCGGCACGGCCGCGTGGGATTCGGAGTGGAACCGCAATTCGCAGTCCGAAAACGACGCGCGCATGGCCGCTATTCTGGCAGCTGGGCAGGAGCAGGGGCGCCTTGTCACTCAGCAGAACGCGGGCCGCTCGCAGTACATGAACGAGGCATACGCCGCGCGCAACCAGCCGCTGAACGAGATTGCAGCGCTGCTTTCTGGTTCGCAGGTGACGCAGCCCAACTTTGTCAGCACGCCCACGACGGGGGTTGAGGGCGTTGATTACACTGGCCTCGTCAACCAGCAGTATCAGAGCCAGCTCGCCAATTCTCAGAACGCCATGAGCGGCATTTTCGGCCTGTTGTCGTCGGGTATCGGGCTGCTATCCGACCGCCGGGCAAAGGAAGGCATCCAGCGCGTTGGCACGCTGGATAATGGCCTGCCAGTTTACGCTTATCGCTACAAGGGTAGTGAGACTGCGCAAATCGGCGTCATGGCTGATGAAGTCGAGCGCATCCACCCCGAGGCCGTCACGATGGGCGCCGATGGGTTTAAGCGCGTGCGTTATGACCTCGCTGTGGAGCCCGTCTGATGGCTTTTGCCGGCATCCTTGACCCGCAGCGTGGCATGGTCACGCTTACCGACGATCAGGCCGAGAAAGAGCGCGAGCTTGCCCGGCAGATGCTGGCACAGGCCGCGCAGGCCCGCCCTATCGGCCACTGGACGCAGGGCGCTGCGCAGGTGCTTCAGGCGCTTGGCGGCGTCATCAAGGAGAACCGGGCGGACACGGCGCTACAGGGTAACCGGTCCTATGAGGCCGATCTACTGTCCCGCGCGTTTGGAGGCGCCTCTACGCCCGCCGCTAGCCCCGCACAGGCTGATGCGCCGTCTGTGGGCTCTTCTGGCAGCGCCACTACTGTCCCCGCCTCCGCGCCGGCCGATCTTGTGGGAGGCATCCGCTCGACTGCGGAAGCCCTTGGAATCGACCCGGTCGATCTTGCAACGGCGATGTCCTACGAAACCGCAGGCACGTTTGACCCCACCAAGACCGGCCCCACGACCAAATGGGGGCAGCATCGCGGCCTTATCCAGTTCGGAGAGCCGCAGGCGCAGCAGTACGGCGTGGACTGGAACAATCCGGTTGGCTCGCAGCTCGGGCCTGATGGCGCTGTCGCAAAGTATCTTCGCGATACCGGCGTTCAGCCCGGCATGGGCCTGCTCGACATCTATTCGGCCATCAATGCCGGCGGTGTTGGCCGCTATAACCGCAGCGACGCGGCGGCGGGTGGCGCGCCGGGCACGGTGGCCGATAAAGTCAACAACCAGATGGGGCCGCACCGCCAGAAGGCTATGGCGCTGCTTGGCATGACGCCGGGCGGCGAAGCCCAGCCCATGCCGTTCAATGTGACGCAGGCCGCCCCCGCTCAGGCGCAGGCGATGCCGTTCTCCCCTGAGAATGCCCCCGCTCCTCAGCTTCAGCAGATGGGGGGCGCGCCCGTCCGCGTCGCAAGCGCAGACCCGAACGACGTAAACCCGGTGCTGATGGCGCTGGCTCGCCGCGCCGGCGCGGCCCCGCAGGGCGCTGGAATGGCACAGGGCGGCGCTATGCCTCCGCAGGCGGCTCCGGCCCCTCAGCAGGTTGCGCAGGCCCCACAGGCGCCCCAAGGCGCACAGCAGGGCGCCGCCGGCCTGTCTCAGGGGCAGCTTATTCAGGCGCTTCAGTCCGGCCGTCTGTCCCCCGCTGGGCAGCGCGTAGTGCAGTCGCTGATCGAGCGCAATTTCCAGCTTCAGGACATGGAAGCCAAGCGCGCGGCCGAGGCAGCGGATCCGATGCGGCAGCTGGAGCTAGAAAAGTTGCAGCTTGAGGTGGAGGGCATCCGCAATCCAATGCCCCAGCCGACCGGAGACATGCGCGAATACGAATATGCCAAATCGCAGGGCTTCCCGGGCACGTTCCAGGATTACCAGATTGCGCTGAAAGAAGCCGGGCGGCCGTCTACGTCGGTCAACATCGATCAGAAAGCGCAGGGCGCGCTGGAAAAGACGCTAGGCGAGCAAGTCGGCAAGACCTTCGCCAGTATGTATGATGAAGGCACGCAGGCTGGTCAGGACATCTACCAGCTTGATCGCCTGCGCGGGCTTCTCCAGCAGTCTGGCTCTGGCCTTGGCCCGGCACTTGCCAGCGCAGCGGCCGGGTTCGGCATCAAGCTCACAGACGGTGCGGATGCGGGGCAGGCCGCTAATGCCATTATTTCGTACTTGGTGCCCCGGATGCGCGTTCCCGGAACCGGCGCATCCTCTGATCGCGATGTTTCACTGTTCCAAAAGGCGCTGCCGTCGCTGCTTAACACGCCCGAAGGTAACGCCATGATCCTTGAGACGATGCAGGGATTGGCAGAATACAAGCGGGCTCAGGGCGACATCGCTGGCATGGTGGTCATGGGCGAAATAGACCCCAAGGAGGCCACGAAGATGATCCGAGGGCTTCCTGATCCCTTCGCGCGCTTTAAATCTGTTCAGCAGCAAGGCGTGCAGGCCGGCGCCCCGCAACCATCCGTCGTCGATGGTATGACCGCGACTAATCCTCAGACTGGTCAAAAGATCATCTTCCGTAATGGTCAATGGGTGCCGATGTGAGCAGTTTGCCCCCCGGCTTCGTGTTGGATCAAGGCGCCGGCACCAGCACGTCGCTGCCAGACGGGTTCCAGCTCGACGAGCCCAAATCTGCCAGCCTCAATGAAAGCGCGAATGCGTTTTTGGGGGGCATCCTTGAAGGCGTGCCGGTTGTTGGCCCTTACATCAAGGGTGGCGCCGACCGCCTTGGTGCAGGCGTTCGCTCTCTGATTAACGGCACGCCATATCAGGATGAGTTGAGCTTCGTGCAGGGGCGAACGGGTCAGATCGCGCGGGAAAATCCCAAGACCGCTATGGCGGGCAATGTCATCGGAGCGGTCGCCGGAACTGCCCCGCTTGTAATGGCGGCGCCTGGGGCGTTTGGGGCGGGCGCCGGCCCTCTGCTCCAGCGTTCTGCCGCGTCTGCTTTGAGCGGCGCGGCACTCGGTGGCGCTGATGCTGCCGTGCGCAGCTCGGGCGATCTTCAGCAGTCCGCGACCGGCGCGGCGCTGGGCGGAACGCTGGGCGCTCTCGGCCCGGTTGTGGCCGAAGGCGTGGGGGCCGGCGTTCGCAATATGATGGACCGTTTCGGTGCGAACCGGGCGGCCCAACAGGCTGGCATCTCGCCCGAAGCGGCCCGCGTCCTCAATGCGACTATTGGCGCCGATGGCTCATTCGGGCCTCAGGGTGTGTCAAATATGGCGCGTGCCGGCAATGAGGCCATGTTGGCCGATGCCGGGCCAAATGCGCGCGCGGTGCTCGACACGGCAATTCAAAAGGGCGGCCCCGGCGCCACAGCGGCGCGCGAAGCGATTGAGGCACGCGTCGGCCGTGGAGCCACCGACTTGACAACCGCACTCGACGCTGCGCTCGGCTCGCCGGCTGGCGTGACGGCATCGCGCACGGCCATTCGAGAGGCAAGCGCCCCCGCTCGTGCGGCAGCCTATAAGGCGGCCTATAGCGCGCCCATCGACTATGCGTCTCCTATAGGCCAGAACATCGAAAACCTCGTGCGCTCGCGCGTTCCGGGCGATGTGGTGGCTCGCGCCAACCGGCTGATGCAGCTCGAAGGCAATTCGTCCAAGCAGATTCTTGCGAAGCTGGCTGACGACGGGTCGGTAGTTTTTGAACAGCTCCCTGATGTCCGGCAGCTTGATTACATCACGCGCGCGCTGAACCAAGCGGCCGAAAGCGGCGAGGGGGCTGGCGCCTTGGGAGGGCAAACCACGCTCGGGCGAGCCTATCAGGGGCTTTCGCGCGAACTGCGCGGCGCGATGCGTCAAGCAGTGCCGGAGTATGCCACTGCCCTTGACGTAGCCGCCGACCCCATCCGCCGCAGCCAAGCTGTCGACATGGGCTCCAAACTGCTTTCCCCGTCTATGACGCGGGATGCGGTTGAGGAGGCAGTGCAGGGCATGTCGGCGGCCGAAAAAGATGCCGTTGCTCAGGGCGTGCGTTCGCGGATTGACGATGCCGTGGCGAATGTCACGCGCACGCTTTCGGATGGCAATATGGACGCGCGAGAGGCCATCAAGGCCCTTCGCGATCTTTCAAGTCGCGCAAACCGCGAAAAGCTCAGCGCTGCCCTTGGTGATGCGAGGGTTGCGCCGCTTTTTGACGAAATCGACCGCGTAGCTACGTCCTTCGACCTTCGTGCGGCCGTGACGCAGAACAGCAAGACGTATGCGCGTCAGGCCACTTCTCAGATGATTGATGACCTGACCGCCCCCGGCATCTTGGGTACGGCGGCCCAGGGCAAGCCCGTAAATGCCGTTCAGCGGCTGGTGCAGGCGATCACCAACCAGTCGCCGGAAGCCATTAATTCCCGTCAGGGGGCGATCTATTCGGATATTGCCAACCTGATGACGCGGCCGGCCGCCGACACTAAGCAAATCTACGATGCCCTGATCAATTTTCAGAAAAGGCAGCAAGCGTCGGGCAATGCAAGCCAGTCCGTGCAGGCTGTCACGCGCGCGCTTCTTAACGCATCTCCCCCCGTCGCCAACCAACAGATGTTAAGGCGATAACGAGACCGAGCACGCAGCCGAGTCCAAAGCCATATCCGAAATCCTCGTTAAACCCGACGAGAATATATCGAATAGTCGCCATGACGAGCACAAACGCGACAAGCGCTCCGGCTTGCCACGGCCAATTATGATCCAGAACGCGGCGCGCCATCAACTGCACCGCGTAATGGTGCCGCCCGCCCCGTTCGGGATGCTGTAGCACCGCATGGGACGATAGGCGTTCATGTTTGCCGTCGTTTGTGCGGCTGCGACGGCGTAGTTCTGCGACACGGCCTGTAACCCTGCGGAGGCGGCTGCAAAGCGCGCCTGCGACACGTCATCCTGAGCGGTCACGCACCCGGCCAATAGAGCCGCTGCCGCCGCGATCAGCAACACACGCATGTCTTCGTCCCTCGGTGAAGGGGCGATTGTACCGAAACCAACGCTACGCCGCAAATGCGGTGTCGGCGCGATGGGGATTGTCCATGCCCTTTGATAGCAACGGCAACTACACGAAGCCTGCCGGCTCTACGGCGGTAACCGGGGCGACCATCCTTGCGTCAACGCACAACACCCCGATTGACGACATTACGTCCGCGCTCAACCTCACGTTCTGCCGCGATGGCCGCGCGCCTGCGACTGATGATTTTGCCATGGGTGGCAACAAGATCACCGGGCTCGGAGACGCAACGACCGATTCAGATGCGCCTAATCTCGGGCAGATTGGCGCGACCTTCGTGCGCGTAGACGCGGCGCAGACTTTCACAGATGACGAACTAGACCAAGCTGCCGAAAACCTCGGAGGCGCAGCCCGCATCAAGCAATACGCTGCGCAGGCGACAACCTCGGGAACGTCCTTCAATTTCAACGACATTCCCGCATGGGCAAAGATCATCAAGTTCGTTTTCTCCGGCGTTTCCCTGAACGCGACGGAAGACGTTCTGATCCAACTCGGTACGGCTAGCAGCTTTGAAGTGTCCGGGTACGTCGCCAGCCGTATCATGGTTGGCACCCCCGATCCTGTTTCTTCGGCCAACTCCACGGCAGGTTTTTTGGCGGCCGGCGGCGCGGCGGGCAATCTCTACTCGGGCATAGCCGAGGTTGTGAACCTGACCGGCAATACGTGGTGCCAAAGCGGCGTCATGTCGCTTTCCAGCTACGTCACCTCGTCCGGCGGCACGAAAACGCTTTCCGACACGCTCACGCGGGTGCGGGTGCTGCGCTCTGGCTCGTCCAGCTTCGACGCCGGCTCCATTTCCGTCATCTGCATAGGCTGATCACATGGTCGTCGCCACACCTGCCGCCGCGCTCGCCAAGCGCGCCACGCTCACGAACACGATATGGGGTGGATCATCCCGCGTTCCCCTTCCGGTCACGCGCTATTCTTGTGCAGACGCTGGCGGACCCGCCGATTTCGCGCTGACGACGTTCTGGGCGCCGCCGGCCGCAAATTGCGGTTGGCTGGTCACGCTATCACAAGGGCAGGGCATCACCCCCAGCGCGCCGGCCAAGATCTACAGCAAGATGCTTTATGCGCAGTTCCCCGGCGCAACCAAGCTCATGATTGTCCATGGCGGCCACCACCAGGGTTTCACGTGGCCTAACCCGACCGATAGCGGGTACACAGGGGGCTCTGATCCGGCGGATTTCCATTGGCAACCGCCTGGTATGCGCTGGCTGCTGAAGCGCGCGGCAACGAATGGCTGCGATCTGCTGATGCCGTCCATGCCGCTGATGGGCGAAAATCGCATCTACTGCAACCGGCCGGGAGAGAACGTCAACCTGACGGTCGCCGGCCCGATGACGCCGAATGGCAATCCGCATGAGGCGTTCCCGGTGCGCAGCGATCTGTGGCCGACCACGGGGCACTGGCTGAAATACTTCCTCGATCCCGTGTTGAGCGGCCTCGACTGGATGCTCGCTGCCCGGTCCTATGATCGCGTGGGCATGACGGGCGTGAGCGGGGGTGGCTGGACCAGCACCGTCGCGGCGGCGCTCGACACCCGTATTCAGCGATCCTACCCCGTCTCCGGCAGCGTGCCGCTGGCGTTCCGTCGCGAGGTCATCCGGCCCGGCTACAGCGGGCGCGAGGGCGACGCCGAGCAGTACGAGCCGGCGCTAGTTGGCACGGCCGACTATGACGACCTGTACGTGATGGGCGTGGCTGAGACAGGCCGCAAATCGCACCTGTTCTACAGCATGAGTGATCCGACCTGCTTCAGCGGTGAAGCGGTGTCGCGCTTTGGCCCCGCGCTCGAAAAGCACGCAGCGACCAACGGCTTTGGTGATCTGCGTTTCCGCGTCCTCCCCGGCTCTACCCATGATTTCCAGACATCCATGGTGGACGCCATCCTCAACGATTTCCTGAGCTGAGTAGGAGACCCCGCCATGGGCCAGACCTCTACCCCCGTAAATGCCAACGGCAAGTTCCTGCCGAACATCTCTCTTGCGCTGCTGGCTGACGCCAGCGCAACCGGAAGCGCGTTTGATTGGCCGGGCGGCTCCGGCGCGTTCATCGTGGATCGCGGCACGTTCAGTGGCGCTACGGTCAAGCTTCAGTTCAGCATCGACGGCGGCACCACGTGGCTCGATGTCGATCAGGGCGGCGACACTTATGTGACGCTGACAACGGCAGGGGCGGGGGCTTTTGATCTGCCGGCGTGCGAGATCAAGGCTGTCGTTTCCGGCGGAACGCCCTCAGCGCTCTATGCTACTGCCAAGGGCGTAAGCCTGTGAGTAGCGGGCGCCTCTCCGGCCCGTTGTCGGGCAAACTGTCGGGGCCTAAACAGGCGCCCTGGTACGCTGGCTGGACGTTCTCGCGCGCGTCTGCCGCGCTGGCGTGGACCCGTGAAGGGCTTCTGCGAAGCGTCAGCAGCGGGCAGAAAGCAGCCTCGGATCTTGGCATTTTGCTCGGTCCTGCCGCAACCAACCTATGGGACAACTCGCTTGATCTGTCCGCGACCACGACCAAGACCAACGTGACGTTGACGGCGAGCGATGCCGACCCTGCCGGCGATACAGGATGGCTGATCAGCGACGGCGCCGCGACCGGCGTTGCCCATTTCATGCAGCCGAGTACGCAGTCTTGGACATCGGGCGAATGGGGCACTTTCCATTTCCTGGCTGATGCCCGCACGGGGCGGTATCTGCAAGCCGCGTTCTCCAATGTGACCCACGGCAACAACGCCTACGTCAATTACGACACCTACACGGACACCTTCACGGTGACCGGCAGCGCGGTCAGCGGCACGGGCTCAATCCCGGTCGCGGATGGCTTGTGGTGGGTGTGGTTTCGCGCCCCGGCGACCAGCACCGCCACGGCAGCGCCCTATATCGCTTGCATCCCGGCTTCCAACTCGGCGAGAGGCCCCTCATACGATGGCGAGGGCAAGACCCGCTATATCGCCCGGCCCATGGTGCAGAAGGGTCAGATTCCCACGCCTCCCGGCCCGACCGCCCGCGTCGCTGACAGCATGACGCGCGCGGCGTCGCTTCCAGCTGGCGACTGGACGCTCGAATTCACCACGACGTGGCTAGCCGAGCAGGCCATCGCTCCGGCGGCCGGCACGGTCAGCCCGCGCCTGTTCACGTGGTCGGATGGCACGCTCAACAATTACATCGAGATCGGCGTCGATTATCAGAACTACCTGTTCACCGGCATCCGCGTTGGCGGCGGCACGGCGACATTCCCGAGCGGCCTGACCGAGACATCGACGAATACGCAGGGCTCCCCCTATCTGCGCTACCGCTCTGTCAAGGCGGCGCTGCGCTACACGGGCGGCAACCTCGCTCTGTTCATCAATGGCCGGAAGATCGGTGAGGCGGCTGTGACGCTTCCTAGCGGGCTCACGACGCAGATCGTGAACGGCGACGCGGTGAACGCACGCAACCCGTGCGCCTATTGGCAGAATGTCCGCGTCTCGCAAAGCGCGCTTTCCGACAATGCGCTGGTCACCGCCACCAGCCGCCCGGCCTATGGCACGCCTGTCATTGATTACGACGTGCCGGCGACATCGGGGCCGATGGCCTCGCTGATGATCCCGGCGGCTCAGCAGATGGGCGGTCGGCTGTTCGTGGCGTGGATGGGGATGCAAGTCCTGACGCACGCCAGCGGCGAGGGCCCGGGCTCCTATATCATCCTCGGCTACATGGACCCCGGCGATTCAGTCGCCACTCAGTTCGCCTTCATCAAGCCGGCCGACAAGATTGTCGATGGCGTGCATGTGCCTCACATGGGCGTGGCGCCGAATGGCGATCTCGTGGTGTTCTTTGGACAGACCGGATCGGGCAACGTCCATGACGGCTATGAAGGAGCATGGGCCTGCCGGGTCACCAACCCGACCGCCGATGTGCCCACCGTGGGAACGCCGGTCTATCTCGGCCTTGGCGAGCCTCACAAGCCGTTCACGTTCAACGGCGGCTGGTACATCCCGCTTGAGTTCTGGCCTACGACGATCATCCCCACGAAGCCCGGCATTACGCCCGGCAAGAACATCTGCCGCATAGACCCCGACACGTTGGCGCTTACCATCGTCGGGACGCTCCCGACCGGAACAAACGTCACCTATGGCGAGGCCACCGTCGTCGAGAAACTGGACGGCACGGCGCTCGCTTTCTGGCGCACGACGGCTGGGCTTCAGTACGCGATTTCGGCCGTTGGCGACATGTCGTCGTGGGGTTCGGCCACCAGCTTTAGCGCCTTCACGACGGCCAACAGCCGCGCCGTCGTGAAGCGCACCCCTGCCGGCAATCTGGCCTTGGTGTTCAACAAGTCGGCCAATCCCACGCGCTCTAATATGACCGTCGCTATATCTACCAATGACGGTTCGACGTGGCCGACCGGCCAATCCTATACCTTCGACACCGGCACGAACATTTCCTACCCGGACCTGACATTCGGGGCCGACAACAAGCTGGTGACGAACTACGACCGCGAGCGCTATTCGACGGCAGGCAGCGGCGCGCGTGAAATCAAGCTCGCCACGTTGGTCGAAGCCGACGTGATCGCCGGCACCGCCTCCGGCAGCACGACCGTCTCCGTGATCGTGGACGGCAGCCCCTAATCCCCTGACAATCGGAGCCTACCATGAACCGCGCGGCATTCTTCGCCAGCGTGAGAGCGAAGCCGTTCGGCGGATCGCTTTCGCAAGCTCAGGTGGAGGGGATGGACGCCATTCTCTCCGCCGCATCGGCCTATG